TGCTGCCTATAGCCTCTACGAGAATATGGCCAACTTGTTTAGTGAGAAGACATCTCTTGCAGAACGTGCAGAAGGTGTTATGGATTACACTAGGACTGCTTTGCTTGATCCAATTAACCTAGTCGGTGGTTTAATAGGCAAAGCTATTGGTGGTGGTGCACTACGTCTTACTAGTGATCAAGCTAGAAAACAAGCATTTAAAGAGATGCAAAAGCAAGCTCTAAAAGGTGCTACTCAAAAAGAAATTGCTGACACAGGTAAAAAGAAATTTACTGCAGCAATGGCTCAAGCTAATGTTGCTAACACTCAGAAGATAGCAGAATACTCTGCTAAAGTTTTAGGTACTAACCGTGCTAAACGTTTAGCCACTGCCCAAGCTATCAAAGAGATTGGAATTACAGCAGGTATTGATTCTGTCGTTAGTGTGGGTATGGAAGCTTTATACCAAGAAGGTCTTATTGACCTTGGTGTTCGTAATGAGTATGATAAGTTTGCAATGGGTGTTGCAGCTATTGGTGGTATTGTCATGGGTGGAGTACAGGCAGGTGTCGTACTTAAACGTGGTTGGAGTGATACACAAATCCCAACACAAAATTTACCACAACCAAATAGTGAAGGCTTCTTGTCTGAGATGTCAAAAGCTATTGAAAACTACACTAAGCAAACAGAAGTAGCTATTGGAAGAGATTGGAAGACTAAACTCAAAGGTGGTATGGAGTTTTCTAAGGAGAGTAAAGACCTATCTACAGACTTCTTTACAACCCTTATGCTGGGACATCAGACAGAATCTGGTGATGTTGTATTTAAAGGTATGACTCAAACTGCACTTGAACGTGGGTTTGTGTGGGGTAAACGATTTGAAGATGACAAGTTTACCAACTGGATGGCAGACATTATCTCTGGTGTAAGTGATAAAGAAGCTCAAGATTTCTTAACTGCTATTGAAAAAGCAACTGGTAATAAAATTAAAAATAAAAAGAAGCTTACTGGTAGAGATGTTGGGGATATCCTAGCATATAAAATGTCTGAATCAGGTAGAGCTTTGAATGCTGTGAGTCAATCAGCTCGACAATTAGGACTCAATGTTACTGATCTAGAACTTCAACACTTGTTTGATGAAGGTGTTGATATGGGTTTGATTAAAAAGCCTAGATCTAAAGCAAAAGAGTATACTACTGATACCATTCGTAATGCACAAAACAAGATGGTTCGTGTTCTTGTTTCTCACCCATCTACTAGTGCGCTCAACGTAATTGGTTGGGGTACCAATGCAGCTTTAAATACTGTGAGTGATGTAGCTTTAGCATCTGTACATGCTAGTTGGGGAACACTTAAGAAAGTAGTTGGTGCAAGTGAATCTGGTGCAAAGTCACATCGTCTAGCTAATATTTTATTTAGCAATACTTACTCTAGATTTAAGTTTATGTCTGATCCAGATATGACATATGCTGCATTTCAATCTGCACTTACAAGAAACTCCGAGGCACTTCAAAAGTTAAATAACGTACTTCCTGGTGGTGTAGAGAATGCTACTAAACTTCTAACTAATGGTGAATTTAGTGCTACTAAAAAAGCTGTAGACATAGCTACTGATGATCTCATTGATATCACACAAACTCTTACCTTAGTTCATGCTCAAGATTCCTTTACTAAATCTGTAGAGTTTTTAACTCAGATGGATAAACTATTAAGAGCAGGTTATGGAAGAGGTTGGAACGATTTCTATTCTTGGGATGGTGCAGCTAAAGCTATGACCTCTAAACAGTATAGAGAGATAGAAGCACAGGCTGTAGATAAAACTCTCGAAGCTATCTTTTCTAAATCTTATAAAAGCAAAACACCGCTTGGTGAAATTGCAGGTGTAATCGAAGATGCAAGAAACCTTCCTGGTATTGGTTTGCTAGTACCTTTTGGTAGGTTCTTTAACAACACTGTCGCCTTTACTGGCAGAAATGCCCCAGGCTTAAATATCGTGATGGCTGCTACTAAAAACCTAGACATGCCTGTAGATGAAGCTGCTGTTAGATCTGCAGTGGTTGCGGGGCTTGTATGGAGTCTGTCAGATATTGAAGGTGAGAACATAGATAATGGACTTCCCCTTTATGCTACAACAGATCCACTGACAGGTGAGGTTATCAATCAACGATACGACTATCCCATATCACTATTTAAAGGTGTTGCAAGGTGGGCTGCTTATGCTCGCAGAGGTGAAGCTATGCCAGCAGCTGAGGCAACTATGCTGCTTGAGGACTTCAGTCTTGGTGGCCTTACCAGAAACTTAACAAAAACTCAAAGGGATCTTATAACACCTCTGAAAGATATGTTTGATCCTGAGACAAGAGACTTATGGAGAGCTACTGAACAACTGTTCTCAAGTTCAGTATTTACACAACCTGCATCTGCAATTCTAAGACCTCTTGAACCTATTAACTTAGGTGTAGGTATCTTACGAAAAGAAGAAGCTAGACCTATTGACCGTTATCAAAATAACAAAGGTGTAAACGATGCCTTAAGATACGTTGATAACATTGCAGGTTTATTTTTAGGAGAACCTTTAGCAGAGACTTTACAACAAGCTGCTAGTGGTCAGGCTGACATAAACTCTACAAAAATGTTTGGTATTCGTACACTTCGTTTAACAGATACACAACGTGTAATGAGTATGGCAGGTCTTGGTGAGTTTGATTACAACGCTGCTAGAAAGGTTAGACTACAATCTCCAAAAGCTGCAAACAGATATAATGGAATACTGTTTGATGTACTTGAGGCTGAAGCTGGATTGTTAGTAAAAAACAATTGGTTTAGAAGTCTAGATCAAGAAGGTAAAAAGATAGCTTGGAAAGATAAAATTGAAAAGTCTAAAGAGTTAGCTAAAACATTTTTATACATGCAGTACTCTGGTCCTGTAGAGACCATAGGTCTTCAATACGAACTAGCCAGTAAGTACAACATGAAAGAGGTAAAGAAAGCACTTCAAGATCTAAAATCTATCCAAGATGATTTTGAGAACTTAACCAGAGGTGAGTTAGAAGTACTCAGAAGTTATCTATCAACTAAAGATGACTTAAAGAAGTTAGAAGTCTACGGAAAACAATACCAATAAAAGAGGGGGCACGAAGCCCCCTTTTATATATCATCATCAAGCATATAATCTGCCCAATCATATGCCTTCCGTTTTATTTCTCGCATATCGTTACTCGACCTTGCCCCTGCCAACAGACCAGTTAAAGCCTGACCTGCTAAGTATATTCTTGGGGTCAGGCTTTTTGTTGTAGGAGCTTTACGCTTTTGCTGAGTAAACTTTTTTGCTTCTTTCTCTAAGCTCTCTTTCAATTACTAGCTCCTTGTTTTTGAAATAGGCTTTGTTAAAGCCCATCTCCCAATCCCTATTATCTTTTGTATTAACTTGGTAGGGATTGCCCAAGTTACCTTCAAGGAAGGCTTGATAACCTTCGTTAAATGGTTTTATTGTTTGCTTTGATTTTGTATAAGTGCTTCTAGGTACCATCTTGCTTTCTTCAAATCCTCTAGACCATTTTTGTAACGCCAACGGTGTAAGTACTTTGCAACGTTACCTCGATAATAACCGATAAGTTCTTCATCTGTCAAGATGTCTTTGATATAATCAATACATTCAATGTCACCCTGACCGTAGTGAGGAGGCTTATTTACGTTGTCTGTCATAGTATGATCAACTCCGCTTCTGTGTATGGAATGTGAAAGAACAACTCACCTGGTCTGATGTATCTACCCTTTGCTTCACCAAGACTTTCCTTGGTCAACAAGAAGTCTCTGATACGCCAAGCTTGCTTAAGGTCTTTACGAAAAACGTAGAAGTTAAGTACTCCATTCTCACCCTGATATTTATCAAGTAGACGTTGCTTACGTTCTGGGATACGTATTTCTCTCCAGTGTGTAGGCCAATCACTGTCCCAAGCTACCTTGACCTCAGCTTCATTGAAGTAAGTATAGCCATGTTTTTGAGAGACAACATCTACGTTGTAGTTTTCCTCAGTATTGACTAACGTGTGACCTTTCTTTGTGAGATACTCTGTTAAAGCATCCTTAGCTTGTGAATCGTATGCTTCATACAAAGCACGGCTAAATTTTTTTCTAACTGTTCCCAACAGACTGTCTCCATTTTAATTCATACAGCAGTTTATTCTGCTCGTATTCTGACATTACCATCCAATCACGTATCTCGTCAATAGTTCTTTTACACCCTGCGCAATATTTATCTTCTATTCGACAAACTTTTACGCAGGGTGAAGGTATAGATCCTATGTTAGATCTACGATTTCGCATACATCACCAGAACAAGCCATAGTCTGCATTGCTACAGTGTTGTCCTCTTGTTCATACTCTGAAAGCTTTGACCAGTCAATACGTTTTGGCATCAACTTTAGAAGTTCTTTGTACTCACGTTCACTGCAATCCTGATAAGGTGCTTGCTGATAGGTGTGATCAGAGTGTGGTAAGAAGGACACACCAGACATCTCATCAAAGTGTTTGTACACAAAGGCACCCACATCTAGCCATTCAGAGTCACGGACTGAGATAGTTACAGATGGTTTATGCTCACACCAGTTACGTTGATAAGCTAACCACATCTCAAGTTGCTCAATGGCGGTCATGTCATTACGTGTTACAGCTTTATTAGGTGACTTCTGAGGAAAGCTAAACACTGTAGTAGTGTCACCCTTGAACACACATGGCTCATGAGGGATACCCTGATCTTTCATGAATTGAGTAAGAGGGTCTTTGTTGTCTCCTCGTACAGTCCTAATGTAAAACCGTGAGTGGCGAGCATGGATACCAGATGCTGAATCAACCAACTGAGAAACAGTCCCACTTGGCTTGACGCATGTGATAGCAGCAGATACAGGGATACCAAGTTTATCAGCAAACTCAGCGTTAGTATCAACAGCCACTTGACGAAGGTGCGAAAGAGTTTCATTCAGTCCTTTGTTCTTTGCTGTTAGTAATGGGTTATCCATTATGCCCGTGAGTGACACACCAAGCAGTCGTTCGGCTTCAGTGTTGTCTCTCCACACCTTTCGCAGATACGGGAACTTTGTGTAGGTGGATTGGATAGTTCCCAGAATTGTTGCCAGACGGACCTTTCGTTCCAAGTCGTCGATAGTATCTGTAGCACGTACGACACACTCGGTAAGGTTGCAGAACTGATATGGACGAAGAATGATTTCACTGCATGGATTTGTACCAAACTCGTAATCACTATCCCGTCTACCATATTTTGCAGCTTGTTTCTTAGATGCTTCACGATTGAATACTCCCCGTTCTCCTGACTTACTTTCTACTAGAGATAGCCACTCCCGCATGAATGTTTCGGTGTCAGGCTTTTCTGTATAAGATACAGAGTTGTTAGCTAGTGCACGGTGAGCTGCTGTCTCCCACCACTGACCAGACTTAGCGTGGCGCATACGGTCATCACTTAGGTTAGATAGGCTAATCATAGCTGATCGACGTACGCCACCAACCACAACTATCTGCCCAATGAAACACATTAGATCATGGCACTCAAGGCTTGAGAGTTTACGACCTTGTGCATTCTTGAATGTAGACACAGCAAAGTTAAACAATTCAACCAGAGGTGCTGGACCTGATGCTCTACCACCAAATGTTTTAAGTCTTGCACCTGCAGGACGTACACGAGAGACATCCCATTTAGGAATCTCACCTGCCCATAGCAATGCTAAGACTTGACGGAAAGCTTTTGCCCAACCTTCCTTACTGTCCTTCACGACAACTGTCGTATCACTCTCGAACAGTTGTGGAACCTCTGGTAGTTTTTTGATGTACTGTCGTTCTACGGAGAAACCAACCCCAGTGCCACAGAGAAGAATATACATCGCTTCGTCAAAGCTTTTAGGATCATCTACTGGAAGATATGAGCAGTTGTAACCTGCAGTGTTAT